CTGCGTCGCCCGGGAAGTCTTAGTGCAAACGGTTTGCAATTAGGAATCAAGAAACCATGCCAAGAACCACGATAGCCGAGGCCTGCCGACAGAGGGGAATCGCCCGCCAGAATTGGGACGAAGCGAAGCGCCAAGGCACTGATCCGTGGGACCGTAAAGCCATGGCAGCATGGCTAGGGACTCGCGGCCACCGCATCAAACCCGGCACCGAACTGCCGCCAGAGATGGGCGAGGCGCAATCGCTTGAGGAGATGGAGCAGGCGATCCGTCGGGCTACCAACATCGACGAGGTGAAGATCCTAAAGGAAAAGGTTCTGGCGCTGAAGGGCATCGTTGCCGTCCAAGTCGAGATCGGCGAATACATCCCGAAAGGTCAGGCGCGGGAATCGACCACGCGGATTGTTAGCGCGGCTCGCGGCGAATTGCTGAAGCTGGTTGCCGACCTCCCACCTCGTTTGGCTGGGTTGAGCGAGGCACCGGCACAGAAGATCCTGCGCGAAGAAATCATCAACGTCCTGACCCGGCTATCGGACGAGACGAGCAAGCTTTACCAATGAGCGACCCGATCATAACCGGAGCTTGTCTAGGCTGGCGACCACCGACAACGCTGACGCCGTGGGAATGGGCGGCGAAGAACGTCCGCATCCAGAACTCCGAGCGGTCGAGTCACTTCGACCCGGAGCAAACGCCCTGGTGGAAAGCGCCGCTGGAATGCGCGGCTGATTCCGACACGCGGAACATTGTCGTCCTTGCGCCTACCGGTTCCGGTAAATCGACAATGGCGGAAGCATTGATCCCCTACGTCGTTTCGGAAGATCCGGGGCCGATGCTCTACGCGTCCCAGACAGACGAAGATGCGAAGTTCTGGGCCGAGTCGCGGTTGGCTCCCGCAATGAAATCCTGCGAGGCTCTCGCGGCTCTCTGGCCGGAAGATCGACACAAATCGAGGAAGCTCGAAATTATCTTCCCGCACATGCCGCTGATCCTTGGCGGGGCGAACCTGTCAAACTTTCAGGAAAAATCAGTGCGCTGGCTTTACGGCGACGAGGTTTGGACATGGAAGCCGGGGCTTGTCCGCGAGTTCTTGGCGCGGCATCACGACCGATGGAACCGGAAAGTCTTCCTCGTTTCGCAGGGCGGCTACGTCGCCAGCGAGTTTCATGGCGAGTGGGACAAGACCGACCAAGCAAGCTTTGGATGGCGCTGCCCGAACTGCAAGGCGGAACAGGTGTTTGCCTGGGACGGGATCAAGTTCGACCGCATCGAGGTGGACGGGAAGCTTGACGAGCAAGCGACAGCCGACACGGCGAGGATGACTTGCGGAAGCTGCGCAGCAGAGTTTGACGACACGACGCAATCGCGGCGGGCGCTTTGCAATTCCAACATGCGCAACGGATCGCTGGGCTACATAGGCACCAAGCAATCGCTGCGCGGATACCGTGGCTTCCACATCGACTCCCTTGCGGTGTGGTGGATTCCGTGGGCTAACGAAGTCCTTGGCTTTCTGGAAGCAACCCGCATGGCGAAGTCGGGCGCGGTGGAGAAGCTGCGTCAATGGCGGCAGAAGCGGCGGGCGCAGTTCTGGTCCGAGGACATGGTTGACGCCGCGCAATCGCTCAACGTGGCCGGCTACAGCCGCGACGAGGTGACGGACGCGGCGAAACTGCCGGATGAGATCCAGCGATTCGCCACCATTGACGCTGGCGGCGACCATTTCTGGGCAGTGATTCGCGCATGGTGGGAGGGCGGGGCGTCGAAGCTACTTTGGGAAGGCTACGTTCCTGGGCGTGGCGGCGACGAAACCGAGATTGCGGAACTGCTCAAGCGATTCGCGGTCGAGCCTAACAAGACGTTCATCGACATTGGATTCGACGAGGACCGGATGCTAAACCTCATCGTCAAGCACGGGTGGGTTGGTGTGAAGGGCGACGGCACGCGGGACGGGTGGACATGGGAGGACAAAGGGAAGAAGATCGAAAAGCCGTTTTCCCGAATCCAACGGAAGGCGGCAAGCCGGGGCGGGATTGCCCGGTGGGTATGGATTGCAACCAATCCACTCAAGGACACGCTGGCGAGGCTGTCAGGAGGACTGGGTGCCGAATGGCTGGTCTTCTCTGATGTTTCCAATGCATACCGGAAGCATTTCAAGGCTGAGCGGCGGGAAGAGTTCCAAGTCGGTCGCGAAAAGGAATCGCGGCAGGTCTGGGTCACAAAGTCCCGAAGCAATCACCTCTGGGACTGCGAGGTTTACCAAGTCGGAGCCGCTCGAATGTTCCGTGTTTTCGAGGGAGGCGAGGAATAACTATCGGCGGTTTCCCCGCCTTGACATTGAAAAACGCTACGCGAAACCCGCCACATGGTCAGGTTGGCGCGCACGATTTATTTAACCCTTCGCGATGACGCTGCAGCTATCGCGCAGCTTCGCGCTGAAGCTAAAAGCCTCGCACTTGCGCTGGCGACCGATCCGAATACCGCGTTTGAATTGACCAGTTCGACCGTCAACGGTCAGACATTTTCCGGCACGCGATCCATGAGCAACAAGGACCGGCTGTCGATGATTCGCCTCGTCCTTCGGCAAGTCGATTCGGGATGTCCGCTTGACCCAACCACCCGCGCCGTTTTTTGACCTATGGCAATCCTAGATGAATTCGGCAGTCCGGTTACTTATTCGTCCCGCTTTGCACACGGCGCGGATCGAAGCCGGATGCGCGGGCCGCAGTATAACGTCAACGACATCGACATTGACACGCTGATTCCGTCGAACGACCGGAAGACGCTTGTGGCATTGTCCAAGCGACTTGCGGCGAACATGGGAGTGCCGAAAGCGGTAATCGCCCAAAAGGCACAATACTCCGTTGGGCGGGCGTGGATTCCAAGCTACAGCGGCACCGATGTTGCCAACGGGAACGCTGCCGAGGACTGGCTTAAAAATGTCTGGATGCCGAACTGCGACGTTCGCGGGGGCATTAACGATTGGACGCAATACCTCAAGGACGCGAGCCGGGACGTTGATTTCGGTGATCATTTCACGCTCAAGACGATGACGGCAGACGGGACGTTCCCTCTGCTTCAGAACATCCCGTCTTACCGCATTCGCGGCGGCGGAAGCTCCCTGGAAAAAGTTGCCGATGGGATATACAAGGGTCGGCGCATTCGTGACGGGATCATCTACAGCGACCAAGGCAGGCCGATTGCCTACCGGGTCATGGACGAGGGGCATTCAGATAAGTTCCAAGACATCCCAGCGTCGTCTATCATCCATATTTACGACAAGGACTTCAGCGACCAGGGGCGCGGCTTGCCGTCGTTTGCCCACGCCGTTGAAGACCTCAAGCACTGCCTCCAGTCTACCGAATACGAGCGCATCCGCCAGCTCATCATCTCGTCCATTGGACTGATTGAATACAACGAGCATGGCGGGCCTGACATGGACGACCCCGGCATCGCGCTGGGGACTGCCGCCAATGGCAATGAGGGCGTGACATTCCAGAGCTACCAAGGCGGAATGGTCCGCTACATGAAGGCGAACTCCGGTGAAAAGCTGGAGAGCGTGACGCACGACAACCCCGGCGAGGTGTGGGAGTCGTTCCAAGACCGGCTTAACCGCGCTTCGATCATCGGGGCGGGCTGGAGCTACGGCATGGTTTGGAAAAGCCCAGGCCAGGGAACAGCCGAACGTGCCGACATTCTCCGCGCCCGCCGTGCCGTTGAAGACAGGCAAGGCATTCTGTTCTTCCTCGCCCGCGCTGCCGTTTCCTACGCGGTTGGATTTGCGCAGGACCAAGGCAAGATCACACGCGCCAACGGCTCGACCGTCTTCCTCGACAACCCGACTCGATGGGCTTTTTCCCGACCTCCGCGCCTATCCGTTGATGACGGGCGGGAGGAAAAGATGCTAATCGAGGGATGGCGGGCCGGGAACCGCAACCTTTCCGAAATCGTGGACCGCGACGTTGAGGAGTTCCTGCGGGAACGCGCCCGCGAAACGATCCTTTCCAAGCGGATCGCCGCTGAAGAATCCGCCGCGTCGGGCTTTGAAATCTCCGAGCGGGAGATGCGGATGCTTACCCCGAACGAAACGGCTGAAGCGACGGGGACCGCTTCTGTTGCGGATGAAAATGGCGACGACGAAATGCTGAACTTTGAGAATCTCAAATCGAAGTTTGACGCATACGGCGTGGCTGTTCGTGCGGGAGCCATCACCCCGGCAACCGAAGACGAAATTCAATTCCGAAAAGAAGCGCGACTTCCTGAGATGTCGCCATCGGTCAAGCAAGCATGGAAGGAGGACAAAGGATTCCGTCGCCCGATCACGCTTGTAAGCGGAAGCGCCCCGCCACCTCAAGGCGCTGGAAACCCTATAGAGCAATAAGCACATGAATCTAATCCAGATTGAAAACCGAACCGGCAAGGTGAAGCTCAATGACGCTGTCACGCCGTGGACATCCGACGACCTCATTGGCGACATCGAAAAGCTATACGGCGCGAAAGCCGTGGCGGAAAACCTCAAGGTTGGGGAGTTCACCGCTAAGGCTGACGATGCGCTGGAGACGCTGGAAATCGAAATCAACAGCCCAGGCGGCAGCGTTCTCGACGGGTATCGCGTTTACCATTCCCTAATGGGAATGCGGGAGCGCGGAGTTCGTGTCATCGCTACCGGTAACGGCATCGTGGCATCTATGGCATCCGTGATCTTCATGGCGGCAGACGAGCGGCGAATCACGCAAGGGTCGCGGATTATGATTCACGAAGCGCAGCAATCCATCGCTGGCGATTCCGACGACCACGCCCGCGCTGCAAAGATCCTCGACGAGATGAGCGAGGAGATTGCCGCCATTTACGCCAGCGTCACCGGAGCGACTACCACCGAGATGCGCGAACTGATGAAGAAGGAAACGTGGATGGGCGCGACCGAAGCAGTTGAGCGGAAATTCGCGGATTCCATCATCGGAAAATCTGGCGTTGACATTCGGAGTCTAGCGGCGAAACCGCTGGACATGGGACTTTTCACAAGCCGAGCCGAACTGGAAAACAAGATCACCGGATACGAAGCGCGTATCAATGAACTTGAATCCGAAGTGACCGCCAGCGCAACGGCACTTGCCGATGTGCAATCCGAACTCGCCACCGCTCGCGAGTCTATCGCCGCTGCCGAATCGCCGGAAGCAATCGCCATTCTCCGCGAAGAACTGGAAGCCGCTACCGGTGCCGCTTCCACGGAGGCAGTCACCGGACTTGCCGTTAAGCTCATCGCTTCCGCTGAAGCTCCCGAAGCAATTCGCGAAGCGATCTCAGCGCAAGCTTCCGCTATGCTTGCGGCTTCCGGCCATGTTGCCGTCGTGGTTGCTG